CGCCTTCATCAATCTGCACCAGTATCTGTTCTTCTAATAAGCTTATCCAGTAATCGTTTAGTATTTCTATTACGTTCTGGCCTTCTATATAGATAGCTGTCAATACAACTTCTTCAGCTGCACCTGCGTAATAGGGTTCTGCTGGCTCGTAAGGTTGATAGTCATACTCAACTTCAAACTGTAGACCTAATATATTAACTTCCATTACGCCACCTTATATAAGTTAGGATGAATTTGATTAGCTAGTGATTCTTTTCCATATGCGCTTGGCCCCGGATTTCCATTTAGCTTTGGCTTTAATAGCTTTATAAATCCACCTTCTACAGAATCTAGCATATGTTTAGGGACTGCTAAAAAATAAAACTTATTAAACATACCTGCTTTTTCTTTTACATGTGTGCTTATTCTAGCTAAAGGGTTTACAGACTGCCCTACATATACAACTTCATCATCTTGAACTAAAAAATATACTCCTGATGGGTATAACATATGAGTTAATTCAGTAAGCCCTGCAACATTTGATATTGATTTAGGTGGCAAAGTATCAAACTTTTGTGGTACATCAAGAAGCACCTTAAACTCAAAATCAGCTGCTTTACCTTTAATTTGTTGCATCATATTCTGGGCGATCCATTGTTTAGCGTCAGTTTTTTTAAACATTGGTGAGCCTCCATCTAAACGGTAATGAGGCATATACCCACTATCAGCTAATCCTATAACGCGGTCTTCACTTATTCCATATTCTTTTGCTATAACATCAGCCCCAACTAATCCAGTAGGCCATACTTCACATCGAACTACCATTTCCAATAATTTTTCCATTATCTTTTACCTGATGGCAGATTATATTGCTGAGTAGGAAACACCATGTCTACTTCTAATTCGTTCAACTCATAGATGTGTCCATCGTTCAATACAAACTTGCCTGACTTAGTAACTTCCATCTTCACCATGTTAAGCGGGGCTTTAAAATAGAAGCTGTGGGCAAATGCGCCTGATATAAAAGCGGTGATTAATGCGATGGTTCTTAATGCGTTTATGTTCATGTCGTTTCCTTTTTTGAGTGAGGCTGTAGCATATCATTGTAAAATAAATTTGTACAATATTATTTTTGTGTTATTATTTAACCAACTTAAACGGAGATAAAATAATGGCTCATAGTAAAATAGTCGGTGGTTCAACTGCCAAACGTGTTATCAACTGCCCCGGTAGCGTTGCTTTATGTAATGCTGCACCTGAGCAATCATCATCATCTTATGCTGAAGAAGGGACGTTGCTTCATGAAGCGATAGCTTTATATTTAGATAAAGGTATTATGCCTCCTTATTTCAATGAAGATTTGTTAGAAACTAAACTCCTGCCAGCGTTGAGGCTACTAGATGAAGTTGATCCTGAAAAAAAGATGGAATTGGTGGTTGAAGCTGAAGTCAATTTCGGTGAGTACATACCTGACGTGTTTGGTTCTTGTGATGTACTTGGTCGGGTGGGTGATCGCGCTGTTGTATTGGACTGGAAATTTGGAAACGGTGTGGTGGTTGACGCGGTAGAAAATGAGCAGTTAATGTTCTATGCTGCTGCTGCAATGAGAACTAAGGCTACACAATGGGTATTTAAAGACTGTAAAGAAGTTGAGCTTATCATTATTCAGCCTCCTATGATTAAGCGTTGGGTGACTACAGTAGAACGTATCAAAACCTTTGAGCATCAATTACTATCTGCTGTTAATGCAGCTATGAAATTGAACGCGCCTCTTAAAGAAGGCTCTCATTGTAAATGGTGTGCAGCTAAACCTACCTGTCCTTTAATGACTGGCGCTGTTGATCGTGCTTTAAAAGTACAATTAACATCTATTGATCCAGAAGCGATTAGTGCTTATCTTCAAAATGCTGACATTTTAGAAGAATGGATAAAAGATTTACGTACATTAGCATTTAGTATGCTAAACTCTGGCCTCGCTTTACCGAATTACAAACTTGTTGCGAAACGCGCAACACGTAAATGGTCAGATGAAGTAGCGGCTAAAGCTGCCTTGATTGCATCTGGCTTAACAGAATCTGACGTTATGGAGTCATCGTTTATCTCTCCTGCTCAGGCTGAAAAAAAGCTTAAAAAACTTAAACAGCCTTTGCCAGAAGTAGTATCCATTTCATCAGGTAACACAATGGCACTCTTAGACGATCCCCGTCCAGCAGTGCTTTTAATCGGTCAGCAACTTTCTGCTGCCCTTAGTAAACTACAATAAGGTATTTTAAAATGTCAAATTTAGTAGCTTTCGCTGGTTCTAATCTCCCTTCAGTTCAATCACTATCTACTTCCCTTCGGTCTATCGTAACTGAAAGTGCTGCTGGCTCTGCAATCCTGAAAATGGATCGTACAGGTCACTGGGTGTATGGTGCTGGTGAGAATGAAGTAGAAGCAGAATCTACATGGGCGGTTAATCCGTTCTCTTTCGTACACGGTTTTATTTGCTGGGGTGAAGGTGAAGTTCTTGGTGAGAAGATGGTCAACATCACTCAACCATTACCTGAACTTGATGCAGCTCCAACTGGCGGTAAACGTGGTTGGGAAACTCAGGTTGGCATGTCGCTTAAATGCTTAACTGGTGAAGATAAAGGCATGGAAGTACGTTATTCTACTACTTCGGTAGGTGGTAAGCGTTCTGTTCAAGCATTAGCAGTATCTATCGCTGGTCAAGTTGATGAAGATCAAACTAAGCCTGTTCCAGTCATTACTTTGAAGAAAGAATTTTACCAACATAAAGCCTACGGTAAGATTTACACTCCTTTGTTTGATATCATTGAATGGGTTGGCCTTGGTGGTGAACCTGAAACTGAAGAAGTAGCTGAAGAATCAGGTAGAAGACGTAGATCAGTCTAAATTAAATAAGAGACCCTGCTTAGGCAGGGTTTTTTTTCCCCTTAATTTTAGGAACGACTATGTTATTCATTGACTTTGAAACTAAATCCGCTTGTGATTTAAAAAAGCATGGTGTCTACAACTATGCTCAAGACTTGACCACACAAGTTTTATGTATGTCTTATGCTTTTAATGATGAAGATGTTCAGACTTGGACACCGGATCAACCATTCCCTGATGCTGTCAGAAACTATACTGGCCAAATACGCGCGCATAACGCTACCTTTGAGCGCCTGATCTTCTGGTATGTACTTGGTATCAACTTCAAACTAGAACAATTCTACTGCACTGCTGCTCAAGCTAGGGCTAATTGCTTGCCCGGTAGCCTTGAAGATATCGGCCGTGCTATGTCTGCTAAGATGAAAAAAGATCATCGAGGCAAACAGCTTATCCGTCAATGCTGTCTCCCTCCATACAATACTGAACTAATCCCTGAACTAATCAAATACTGTGAACAAGACGTTCGTGCTATGCGTGAAGTCAGTCTGGCATTACGTCAGCTATCTGATGAAGAATTGCTTGACTATCAAATTAACGAAAGAATCAACGATAAAGGTTTACTTGTAGATGTTCCCCTATGTAATGCTGCTATTGTCTATGCTTCTGCTGAGTTGGACGATATACAATCGCTTGTAAAAGATATCACCGGTATAGCGTCTGCCAGATCACCTAAATTAAAACTATGGATATCCGAGCGTATTGATCCAGAACTAATGATGGTTGATGACAAACTATCACTTAATAAAAATGTCAGGACTGCTTTACTGCAATTAGACTTGCCTGATGATGTGCTGGATGTCGTGCAATGTATCGATGATATTAGCGCATCGTCTATCGCTAAGTTTAAACGCATGGCGCAGTTATCAGATATAGAAGACTACCGAGTTAGGGGCGCATTTGTCTTTAATGGCGGTGCAGCTACTGGCCGGGCTTCTTCTTATGGCGTTCAGTTGCAGAATATGGCTCGCATTTGTGCTAAAGACCCTGTCGCGGTACGTGCTGCTATGATGGCAGGTGATGACCTTAGTGCTTATGGCAGTCGTGTTACTGACGTTCTTAAGGGCATGATCCGTCCCTCTATCATACCTGCTAAAGGAAATGTGTTAGTCGTAGCTGACTGGGCTGGTATTGAAGCACGTTGTAATCCTTGGCTGTCTAATCATATTGCATCTGAAGCTAAACTTGACATCTTCAGGTCAGGTGGTGACGTGTATGTCGAGAACGCAAAGTCTACTTTCAACACTAAAGAAGTGACTAAAGATCAGCGCTTTATTGGCAAGGTGCAGGAGCTTGCACTTGGCTTTTCAGGCGGTGCTGGAGCGTTTGCATCAATGGCTAGAATCTATGGCTTAGAGATGTCAGAACACCAAATAAAACGTATGATTAATGGCTGGCGTGTGGCTAATCCTTGGATGATGCCTTATGGTCAAGACCTTGAACGCGCCTACATGTCTGCCATGAGACACAAGAACCATGAATTTTCTGCTGGTAGAGTTGCCTATCTATTTGATGGCGTACATTTATGGTACATTCTTCCGTCTGGGAGAGTATTGTGCTATCCGTTTGCACGTATAGAAGATGGCTCAGTAACTTATTTAAAGGCCGCGTTCAAACCTGCTGCCGATGCTTTAGAATGGCCTAGAGCTAGACTGTGGCAAGGGATCGCACAAGAAAACATTGCTCAAGCCACAGCAAATGATCTATTAAGGAATTCGCTTAGAGTTCTTTCATCAGAGGGTATACAAATTATAGCAACTGTACATGATGAAATTGTGGTTGAGTGCGCTATTGAAGACGCTGAAATAATATCTGCCCGTATGGCTGAAGTTATGTGTAAACCCCCATCGTGGGGTATTGGCCTTCCATTAGAAGTGGAAATAAGCACTATGTTTCGATATGGAAAGTAGTATATACTTACAACTCAAAAAGCAAAAAGGCGACCTTCCGCTAAAGAAGTCGCCTTTTTTAATCTCAATCATTTAGATAGGAAACGATCGTGACTGCATCTAGTTTATCACAAACTGAATTAAAAAAGCTCTTACATTATGATCCTGACACAGGATTATTTACTAATAACATTGATAGGAATTATTGCGCGTTATTAGGCACGCAAGCAGGGCATTTTCATATTGCTACTGGATACGTTTATATTTGCATTAATAAAAAAGATTATTTAGCTCATAGATTAGCTTGGCTTTATATGTTTGATGTTTGGCCTATAGGTCAGCTAGATCACATAAATAGAATTAGGCATGATAATAAAATTGCCAATTTAAGAGAAGTTACTGATTCTCAAAATAGCCAAAATACTAAAATAAGGGCGAATAATACTTCAGGTGTTAAAGGTATTTATTGGGACTCTTTAACTAAAGGTTGGCGCGCGCAGATAACTGTCAACCATATCACTCATAGCTTAGGTCGATTTAAAGATTTAGATGAGGCTATCACAGTTAGAAAACGAGCAGAAGAACAATTACATTCTCATAGGGCATTAGCATGAGTGAATTCATAGATTATCTAATATCTATCGCGCCTCAAGGCGAAACAATTTTATTTGTTAAACAGATTCCGAAACCTAATCTTTTTCATAAAGATGGCGCACAACAATGCACTTGGCCCGCATATCTTCCAAATAGATATGATGGTAAAGGTGCTTGGTTTTGTAACACTGGAAGTTTTATCGTTAATCGTTTTAAAGATGGTAAGCCTAGTGCTTCTGCATCTAATTGCGAAGTAGTAGCGTTTTTAATGCTTGATGATATAGGCACTAAATCTAAAGCGCCTGATTTACAACCTACTTGGATTATGGAGACTTCACCTAATAACTATCAATATACTTATGTCTTTGCCCTTGATGACCAGCCGACTAAAGGTGAGTTTAGCGCAGCTATTAAAGCTATAGCTGATGCTGGGTATACTGATGGTGGGGCTATTAACGCTGTGCGTAACTTTAGACTACCCGGCTCTGTCAATCTTAAGCCCGGCAGAGATAACTTTAAATCGGTGTTAACTTCTTTCAATCCAGACTTGGAGTTTAGCTTGCCTGAAATTTGTAATGCCCTTGGAGTTATACCTAATGAAGCAGATACAGCAACCGTCAAACGTATAGATTTGATGGACGATGGTCAAGATGACGTGCTGACTTGGCTTGATGCTCGCGGTGATGTTATTGAGTCGGTTAATGGTGAAGGCTGGTACGGTGTTAATTGTATTAATGCAGGTAATCATTCCGATAATAACCCGATGGCACGCTATCACCCGTTAAACCGAGCTTACATGTGCTTCCATGAGTCATGCCAGCATTTAGATAGTAAAGGCTTTTTAGAATGGGTACAGGCTAACGGTGGCCCGATTCATAGTCATGGACTACGGGAAGAATTATTAGCATCGGTTATGAATGACACCCTAGCCAAACTAGAACCCTCGGACATGTTTACTAATGATGCTGATGCGTTGATTGCTGAAGTAGAACGCAAAGAGCTTGGACGTATAGAAAAGCGTGACTGGTTCGAGCGGTATGCGTACGTCATTCAGGACGAGACCTATTTTGACCTTGAGTCAAGACGTGAGGTCAGCAGGTCAGCTTTTAATGCTTTATATAAGCATGTCGATTGTAAGTCAATTCATAACGGCCGCAAGATAGAAGCCGCCAGTAGTTATGACGAGAACAGGCAGGCTATGGGCGCTAAAACACTTGTTGGTATAACCTATGCAGCCGGTGAATCCGTTATAACCGCCCTTGATGGCGATTTGTACGGCAATCGTTGGCGTGATGCTAGACCTGATCATGTAGCCGGTGATGTATCGGCATGGTTAGAGCATTGTAAAACTTTAGTGACTAACCATGACGAGCTTGAGCATATTTTCAACGTGATGGCGTATAAGGTTCAGCATCCTGAAGTCAAGATCAATCATGCGATCTTACATGGCGGTGATCAAGGAGCTGGCAAGGATACCATGTATGCACCTTTTATATGGGCTGTTTGTGGCGCACATCTTAAAAATCGTGGCCTAGTTGATAGCTCAAGCATTAATAGCGCGTTTGGCTATGCGCTTGAGTCTGAGATCCTGATACTCAATGAGCTGAAAGAAGTCGATGCTAAAGAGAGAAGAGCATTAGCTAACAAACTAAAACCGATCATTGCCGCGCCTCCTGAAACTTTGACTATCAATAGAAAAGGATTGCACCCATACGATATGCTTAACCGCGTATTTGTGTTGGCGTTTAGTAATGACCCTGTCCCAATTCAACTTGAAAGCCAGGATAGGCGTTGGTTTTGCGTGTGGTCACATGCACCGCGTATGTGTCCTGATAAAGCGCAAACGATGTGGGAGTGGTTTAAAACTGGCGGAGGCTATGAGGCTATAGCGTCATGGCTACATACTAGAGATGTGAGCAAGTTTAATCCAAGTGCCGCGCCTATGATGACGGAATTCAAGTTGAATCTAGTTGAGCAAGGTATGTCGAGCGCTGAGTCGTATTTGGTGGACATGATGCGCTTAAGAGTGGGTGAATTTGCGTCAGGTGTTATAGCGTCGCCATTCCATGCGATATGCGAACGCTTAACGCAATCAAGCGGTAATAAAATCCCTCAACCGGCTTTTCTACATGCTTTAAAAGAAGCTGGCTGGTTAGACAAGGGCAGGATTAGTAGTAGGGATTACACAACGGCTAAACATATTTTCACTGCTCCTAACATTGGCGACATGACAAAATCGGAGCTGAGGCGTATGGTAGAGCCAGAAGTCTTTAAGAAGCTATCAATAGTTAAGTAAAACAAGAAAAGGCCGTGAGGCCTTTTTTTTAATACTAAGAACATAAAAAAAGGCCGTGAGGCCTTTTCTTTTATTCTATGTTTGAAGTTATGACGGCTACAATAAAGGCGGCTATTATTGCGAGGATCACAACGGGATCCAAAAAAGAGCGGCTACAATAACGGCCGCAACAAATAAGTTAAGTAAAATCAAAGTTATTTCATCAATTATTTTCATATTAAATTATATTATTAGTTGAAATAGCCGCTTTTTTGGCCGTTGTTCCATGAGGATAAAAACCTATAGAGAATTTTCTATCCGGTTTTGCGCACAACATACAATCAATACATGCTGTTTTCTCATTAGTTTGAGCCGGGCATATAACTATTTTATTGCCCTTTTCAGTGTAGCTGACTTTTTTAGCATTGGCGCGCATGATAACCGCTACCGGCGCTATATTTAGTTCTAGCAAGGTATCAACATCACTAACATTATTAGCGCTTAAGTTAACAGCAAATCCGTTATCATTGGCATATTTTATAGCGTCGCTATTTTCTTTATTGTCTATAACCGGATAATGAGTATATCCGAAAGCCTTTAATTTTCTTTTATTAATGACATTAGTGAGCTGCTTTAATTTTGGTGCATCTATGGTGCTAGTAGTACCTGGTTTTTTAGGCATGTCACCGGCTTGATTATGCCTATATTCTACTCCTTTTCTTAGCGCGCCAACTTGTAATAGAAAATCATCAAACAATACCCCGCGGTTACCTAATGACAATTGCTGCCAGTGTAATTGGATCGGCCCACTATCCGCAAAGCATCCATCACTTTTTAAAGGGCAATTATCCGGGCATGTTTTTTTAGGCGACGTTGAAACCGCCATTGGCCCGGTTTTTTTGTTCTTACTAATTAAAGTTAAATGATAATAATCATTATTTAAAGGTATCATTTTAATATAACTCCGCAACGCCAATAGCCAAACAATCTTTATATATCATTATCTGATTATCATTTATATGTTCATAACTTGCCTTACTACTACCAGTATCAAAAAATACGCTACATAACATGCACCAAGTAACACTAGGTAATCCGCCATACTTATGTTTTTTAAGCTTAACGACTTGGCCAACTCTTAACTTATTGATAATCTTTTCTGCAGTTTGATATTTCATAATTAAAGGTCCGCTTTAATGTTAGCTGATACAACATCGACGACGCTATATATAAAAGCATGATATTTTGTTGTGTTCCATCGGTAGTGTTTAGAAAACCTAAAACCGGTTAACATCATTAATGGTAGTAATAAATAGGCGTTGAATGTTCTTATAGTTTGTTTCATTTTATATTATCCTAGTTTAATGTATTAAAAGGCGGCCTTGATTGAGTTATTTAATATCTAATATACCATTGTCAAACGTGCCAAAATAAAAGCCTTTACGCATAACCTTAAAACGCGTGTTTTGCAATTGTGACAATTTTTGTCCCCATTCTAAAGCCGGACGTGTTTTACTAAAGCTTGCACTAGTTCCAGTCATTTCATTTATTACTACGTATTTTCTATCTTTAATCATTTTATCCCCCTTGTTTTTAATTTCGTGACCATTACAACAGCTTTCGCTAATCATTGCAAGCGATTCTCTTACAATAATTTTGTTAGTAATGTTTGTTAAATGTTAGCTATCAAAAATAGGTGTGATTACATACGTCTTAGGCTAGCAATGGCGAGGCTTGAGGCTATTTGTTAGTAATGTTAGCTATTAGATATTATATTTAGTTTTAAAGTATATATATATATGTAAAAGAATAATGTCCCACCGCCAGGTAGTTTGAAACAGGCGCTAACATTGCTGACATTGCATACATTTTTAATTTGATGCTAAATGTTAGCAATGTTAGCTATTAAAAAAGAATAGCTAACAATGCTGACATATTAAGCCGAGCGCTTAACGTTCCAATGTATAGTTTCAATTATTATTGATAGCTAACATTGCTGACATTGCATACAGTCACCGGCCTTATGCTCACACCTTGCCGGCCTTATGCGTTCAGCCCTTACTACTCGTGGCTTGCAGCTTGTGCCTGTTTGTAAGTTATTGATTCTTAAAGGCTTTGGGGTGGGGGCTTAAATCGGTCGGTTGGTCGGTTGGGGGGGTTACCTGCGTGAGCGGTGGCGGGGCTATATATGTAAATCTTTTAGAAATTTAATTTTGTAAATCTTTTAGAATTTTGAAATTTTTTTTGAGAAAAATTTAAAAGGTTAAGGATTGTTTTACATAGATAAATGTGTTAGGCTACAAACTAAACTAACCACGACTGGTGCTTTATGATTTCCTTTCCTTATTCTCCTCGCGAACTCCAAGCTACAGAGGCGCGTCTAACTCAAGTGTATGAATCTGCTAAACTCGGATTGAAAGGTGACAAGCTTGCCTTAGCATCAGGGATGTTACCCTCCGAGTATCGGCAACTGTGTCAGTTAGACCCTACTGTAGAACTAGCCGCAATGAAGGGCGCTGCTGACGCAGAAGTGGAAGCGTCAACTCAACTAAGAGATGCCGCTAGAAACGGAGACTCTAAAGCAGCGCTAGCGATATTGCAACACTCACATGGTTGGGCTACGGCTAAGGAGTCAACGAGAGTAGCGGTAGGACTGACGAACGCTGATGGTTCAGCTATGAATTTAGTTATAGGTTGGGAAGAATAACCAGATGTTAAGGATAATATAATGAAAGTAGTCTTACCCTACAGACCAAGAGATGTATTTAAGCCCCTTCACAACCGCAAGGAGCGTTGGGCAGTCGTAGTGGCTCATAGACGGGCAGGTAAGTCAGTATCGTGCATCAACGAGCTTATAAGAGCTGCCTGTCAGGATGTGTCTGGTGATGGGCGCTATGGCTACATCTGTCCTTATTACTCCCAAGCCAAGCAGGTGATATGGGATTACTGTAAAACCTTCACTAAACCTATACCTAATATAAAGGTGAATGAATCTGAGTTAAGATTAGACTTTCCTAATGGCGCAAGACTACAACTGTTTGGTGCTGACAATCCTGATAGATTACGTGGGCTATATTTTGATGGAATTATCGCGGATGAATATGGTGATTGGAAGTCATCGGTGTGGGCGTATGTAATTAGACCTGCATTAGCTGATAGAAAAGGCTGGGCTATCATCATCGGAACACCGAAAGGAAAGAACGCCTTTTATGAACGGTATGAAGCAGGGAAACAAGACCCGAATTGCTTTACATTAATACTGAAGGCTTCTGAATCAGGATTACTTGATGCAGAAGAACTAGCTGAACTGAAGAATGAACTAAGTGAAGACGCATGGCTACAGGAAATGGAGTGTAATTTCGATGCAGCTATACCGGGAGCTATATATGGTAAGGAAATGTATGAATTAGCTGAAGCTGGGCGAGTGAAACCATGTTATGATCGCTCATTAAAGACGTATGCTGCACTCGATTTAGGATGGAGTGATGATACAGCTATATGGTGGTATCAAGTAGTCGGTAAAGAACTAAGAGTAATTGACTGTTACAGTAATAGTGGTATGCCTATCAGTCATTATCATGAGATTCTCAAAGGTAGAGGCTATGATTATGGTGAATGGTTGTATTTACCCCATGATGCTAAGGCTAAAAGCTTACAAACTGGGCGATCTATAGAAGAACAGTTTAGATCATTAGGATGGCGACCAAGGATTGTACCAAGCGTAAGTCTGATGGATGGGATACAAGCAGCACGTCTGACTTTGGCTGATTGTTGGTTTGATCCTAAGTGTAAAGAAGGAATGGAAGCGCTAACACAATACCAACGTGAGTATAATCTGGATAAGAAAGTGTTTAATGACCGTCCAAAACATGACTGGACAAGCCATTTTTCAGACGCATTTAGATACATGGCATTAGCATGGCGTGAACAGCGGCCAGAGCCTAAAGTTAAGAAGGCTAAGTATTGGCAAGAGCAAACTTTGAATGAATTATGGGAAACAAGCACAAAAGCATTGAAAAAGCGAATTTAATGTTATAATCCCTCTAAACCTTTATAAATGAGTGTCAAAATGGCAGAATCAGAAGATAAGAAGTCAGCACAGCCTTGGCACGATGAACTATCGCGCTATAAAGAAGTGTTCAAAAAGTGGACAGAACGTGGTGAAAAGGTTGTTAAACGCTACCGCGATGAACGGAAAGACGTTGAGGCTACTGATGCTAGGTTTAATATCTTTTGGTCTAACGTACAGACATTAAAACCCGCTATTTACGCTAAACCACCTAATCCTGAAGTATCAAGACGCTTTGATGACCAGAATGATGCAGCGCGAGTAGCTTCAACTATATTAGAAAGGGTGTTAGCTTATGAGATTACTCAATATCCTGACTTTCACGCTACTCTTAGTAATGTTGTCGATGATCGTCTGTTGCCGGGGCGTGGTGTCGCTTGGATTAGGTACGAACCAGTTATCGAATCAGTTGAGACAGAACCTCAGATCACTGATTATGAAGAAGTAGGTGAAGGTTATGAAGAAGAAGGATATGAACAGATAACATCTGAAACATCACCTGTAGATTACGTTTACTGGCAAGATTTTGCCCATCTACCCGCTAGAACATGGGAAGAAGTTACTTGGGTAGCTAGACGCGTTTATATGTCCTTAGAAGAAGGTGAAGAACGTTTTGGTGATGTATTTAAATTAGTCCCATTAACTTTATCACCCGATAGACAAGATGGCGAGAAAGAAACTACTCAATCATTAAAGAAAGCTGAAATTTGGGAAATTTGGTCTAAATCAGAAAAATGCGTCTACTGGATAGCAGAAAACTACGATATAGTCTTAGATCATCGTGACGACCCATTAGAACTGATAAACTTCTTTCCTTGTCCTAAACCTTATTTTGCTACAACTACTTCAGGTTCTTTAGTTCCTGTTGCTGACTTCTTATTGTATCAAGATCAAGCAGACGAAATAGATGACCTAACAGGTCGAATCAAGCATCTTACCAAAGCCATGAAGGTTATGGGTATCTATGCTGCTGATGAACCTGCTATTGAACGATTAATGAAAGAAGGTAATGACGGGGTGCTTATACCTGTTAAGAACTGGGCAGCATTTGTTGAGAAAGGTGGTCTTCAAGGTGCAGTACAGTTTATGCCTCTTAGAGACGTAGCTCAAGCATTACAACAACTTTATGTAGCTCGTGAATCATGTAAGCAAATAGTTTACGAAACTACCGGTCTATCAGATATTATGCGTGGAGCATCAGTAGCATCTGAAACTGCTACAGCTCAACAAATTAAATCACAGTTTGCATCATTAAGATTGAACAATATGAAAGATGACATGAGCAGATTCGCTCGTGACATTTTACGTATGAAGTCAGAAATCATTTGTTCTAAATATCAACCTGAAACTTTAGTGAAAATATCAGGCATTATGAGTACGCCTGACGCTCAGTTTGTTCAAGCAGCTATTGAGTTGCTAAAGAATGAAACAATGCGTAACTTTAACATTGATATTGAGACTGACACTTTAGTACAGATAGATCAACAAACTGAAAAAGCAAACAGAGTTGAGTTCTTAACTTCAGTAAGTTCATATCTTGAAAAAATACTACCAGTAGGTCAACAACATCCTGATCTAGTTCCAATATTAGGTGAAATGTTATTGTTCGGTATTAGGGGCTTTAAGATTGGCCGTACTATTGAAGGTTCATTTGAACAGTATATTGCTCAAGCAACTCAACAAGCTAAAGCTAAAGCTGCACAACCTCCACAACCACCGCCTCCTACTCCTGAAATGATTAGGGCGCAAGCAGAAGTTCAAAATGCTCAAGCTAAGAATCAAATGGAACAAGCTAAACTTCAAACTGAACAACAACTTGAAACGCAGAAACTACAGTTTGAACAGTGGAAAGCACAACTTGATTCTGACACCAGAGTTATGATCGCTGAAATGAGTAGTAAAACTAGCTTGAAACAATCATCAATGACTATAAATGCAGCTCGCGATCAAGAAGGTTTGATAGAGATGGGCGAAACTGGTGAAGAACAACCTACTAGCGCATTATCAGGGCTTATAGATGCAGTAAATCAAAACTATGCACAGATGCTTCAAATGTCATCTATGCAAAATGAAATGGTAATGCAAAAACATGCTGAAATGATGGCTCAACTTTCTCAACCTAAACAAATTGTTCGCGGTGCGGACGGTAAAATAATTGGAGTTCAATAATGGCTGTATCATTAAATACAACACTTCGCAATAGCCGAGCTGATGCAATCACGACTTTTGCAGGTAACGGGGCTAAGTTAAGAATTTATACTGCTGGTGCAGTTCAAATAGTTGAGTGCGTTTGTGGCACTCCATTTGCAGGCGCGGCTTCAAGCGGGGTTCTAACTTTGTCAGCTATTGCTCAAGGTACAGCAGGCGCTACAGGAACTGCGACTAACGCAAGCATTTATAAAGCTGACGGAACTACATTAATAGTTAGCGGTTTAACCGTAGGCACGTCTGCATCGAATGTTAATCTTTCAAGTACTTTAATAACAACAGGTGATAATGTTGCTATATCTTCAGCTACGATCACTGAAGGCAACGCTTAGAAATGGCTTTGTGGGATTCTGGAATATGGGATTCCTCTAAATGGTCTACGATAGAAACAACCGTAGCCATACCGCTTGCGGATATAACTGTTGCTTCTACTGGTAAGGTTGTACATTCTGGCACGTTAGCAATATCACTTGATGATGTAACTGTAGCTTCTAGCGGAGTAATAACTCGCCACGCAACAGTAGAGCTAACACTGGATGATATAACTGTAGCTTCTAGTGGCGTAATAACCCGCCATGCAACAATAACATTGGCTCTTGATGATATTGATGTAGTTGTAGCCGGGCAAGATGTTCATGCAGGGCCTATAAGTTTAACCTTAGATGACTTTACTTATACATCGTCAGGAATAGTCGTTCATAATGCGGCAATAGCTATTCCTCTTGAAGATATAAGTGTACAAATATTAGGTTCTGATGTTCACGAAGGTGTTTTAGCTTTAACTTTAGAAGATATAGCTGTTTACTTTCAGACGTTTGTACCTCAGCACCGAGGGGGAACGGGCAAGAAAAAATCTAAAGTTTATAAAGATTTACGTCAAGAAGTTGAAAATGATATAGCAAATGCTATAGCTAAAGTTACAGGTGAAGATATACCCCCTGAGCTTGAAGAAATTAGTTTAGAAGCTGAAATTAAAGTTGCTGAAGAAGCTAATATAGCTAGGCTTCAAGAAAGGGTTATGCAAGCGCAAGCAATGGCGCTTCAAGCTGAAATAGACCGTTTAATTCAAGACGAATTAGACGATGAAGAATCATTAATGTTACTTTTATAGGCAAATCAAATGGCAGGATCAGCACTAATAACAGGCGCTTCAAATGGGAACGCTCAACAATCAGCGGGTAATGACGGGTCTACATTATCTGTCAGTATCAATAGTCCTAAACCTACCTTTAGATATACTGCTATTGATATAACACCAGTAGCTACTGCAACTGATGTTTTAGTATTGAAAGGTTCAGCTACTAAAACAATCCGTGTAACTAGAGCAGGTATATTAGGTACAGCTACAGCGGCCTCAATTTACGATCTATACCTTACTAAACGAACTACGGTTAATACAGGTGGTACTTCAACTGCCCCTACACCATCTCAATCTGATTCGTCAGATGCCGCGGCTACTGCTACTCTAGCGCTTTATACCGCTAATCCTTCAGCATTAGGTACGGGCGTAACTTTAGAAGCTTCAAAAGTATATTTACCTGCTGGCGCTACGCCTGCTGGAGCTGGAACAGAAAGACAGTTTATGTTCGGCAACCGTAACGATAAAGCACCTGTACTACGCGGTGTAGCTGAGTCTATAGCGTTTAACTTTGCTGGCGCGGCTGTGCCTATAGGCGCATCATTATATTTAATCATTGAATGGACTGAGGACGTTCTTTAATGCCTTTATATGAAGTCAAATGTAGAACCTGCGGAGAACATCAAGATATATTCCGCAAGTTAGCTGATTGGGATAAGTTACCTGAATGTTGTGGAGAAATCACCATTCGGGTAATGACCGCACCTGCGGTATTTGAAGACATAAAACCTTACAAGTCTATGATGACTGGGGAAATGATTACTGGAAGAAGCCAACATCGCAAGCATTTGATTACTCATAATGTGCGTGAAGTTGGTAATGATAGTACAGAACAAAAAGTAGATCATTTTGCGGTAAAACGTAAGAAAGAAGCTTTGCGTAGAGAAATATCTGAAAAATTCAATTAAGGATTAAGAAATGAGTGAAGATACAATGCTTGACGACTCAAGCGAAGTAGTAGAATCAGTAGATTCAACACCTGCTATTGAGTCAAATGAACCTGAAACTACACAAGATATTATCAGTAAAGAATTTGATAAACTTGAAGATAAAGCTCCTGAAGAAAAAGCACCTGAAGAACCTAAAGTAGTATCACAAGAACGCTCACCTTGGAAATCATGGAAGGCGGATGCTGCTAAAGTAATGGAAGGCTTGCCTGAAGAAGCACAGAAGTATATAATCGAACGGCAGGATCAATTCCATAAAGGGATTGAACAGTATAAGGAAGCAGCCAACTATGCTAAAACCATAGATAAAGCTATTTCGCCTTATAAAGATTACATGCACAACCTAGGCGTAACTCCAGACGTGGCGTTTACTAACCTATTGAAAACCGAACACACGCTTAGAATGGGATCATACCAAGAAAAAGCGGAAATGTTACAAAAGTTAGCACATGATTACCAGATTGATATGAACTCACTAGCCGGTGTGCCATACGATCCGAATATGCACAATTTAAAAGCGCAGTTGGAGTATACCCAAGGTCAACTGCAAGCCTCTCAAAACTTTAGACAAAGCCAAGAGGATGTACAGATTCAGTCTAGTATTGATGGATTTGCACAATCACATGAACATTTTACAGATGTGCAAGCTACGATGGCAGACCTGCTAGAACGTGGTTTTGCAAATGATCTGGATGATGCTTATGCGAAAGCCATACGATTAGATGATAATGTTTTCAACAAAACTATTGCTCAACAGCAAGGTGGAGCTAACAGACAAAATCTAGTTCAGGCAAATCAAGCAGCTCAAGCTGCAAAGGCCGCAGCCGTATCTGTAAAAGGCGCTCCTGCTGGAGTGACTCGCTCAGTTATGCCTGCATCAACTGAAGATGCCGTACGTCAAGCAATGCGCTTACACGGTTTATAATTTTTTAGAGGATTACTATTATGGCTTTCGCCAACAGCGCAATCAGCGATATCATCGCTACTACTATTGAGTCTCGTACTAAATCGGCTCAAAACAACTTGTCTAACAACAACGCATTATTGATGCGTTTGTCTGAACGTGGCAACATTAAAACTATTTCTGGTGGTTCAACAATTTTACAAGAATTGTTCTATAACGACCCTAATACTAACTACGCATCTTCATACTCCGGTTATGAAACTATCAACATTTCACCTGATAGCCCAATTTCTGCTGCTCAATTCACACTAAAGCATTATGCTGATGCAGTAACTATTTCAGGCCCTGAAATGTTACAAAACAGTGGTAAAGAGCAAATGATCGAATTGCTTGCAACTCGTGTTGAAATTGCTGAAGCTCGTTTACGTAACAAAATTGATACTGATTTACATGGCGATGGAACTGGCAACGCTGGTAAGAACTTAGTTGGTTTGTCAGCTATGATTAGCACTACGCCTACTTCTGGTACTTACGGTGGTATTGACCGCGCTACTTGGACTTTCTGGCGTAACGGTGCTTTCACATCTACTACTTTGGCTGGCGGTGTTGCTACTGCTGCTAACATTCAAAACAGCATGAACACTGTTGCTTTGTCTGTAGTTCGTGGAACTGACCATGTAGATTTAATCTATGCTGGATCAACTGCTTACTCTGTTTACTTGTCTTCTTTACAAGCTATCCAACGTATCACTGATGATAAATTAGGTGCTGCTGGTTTCAGCGCATTGAAATTCTATGGCGGTGCTGGTTCTGCTGACGTTGTACTTGGTGGCGGTATCGGTGGTAATCAAGTTGCAACTAGAATGGACTTTATCAATTCTAAATATGTTTATTTCCGTCCTCACAAAGATCGTAACTTCGTGCCTATCGGTGGGGATCGTCAAGCGGTCAACCAAGATGCAATCGTTCGTTTGATGGGTTTCTCAGGTGCATTAACTTGTTCTGGCGCTCAATTCAACGCTACTTTCTCAACTCTATAAGGTTTAAATCTAATGGCTTATAAAATTACTGATCCATTGATAGGCCCTCAACCTATCTCATATTCTGACACTACTAAAAATCATCTTTTAGGCACTATCGTTCGTGCTGAAGATGCTGCTTACGGTGCTGGTGAATTTATATATTTAGCGGGTATCGCATCTACTGTTGTTGGTTCATTAGTAGACTATGATTCATATTTAGGTACTACTGCTTTAGCTCCAGCTACTGGTGGTTTAGGTCAAGTTGCGGTTGCGATGTCTGCTAACGTAGCATCACAATACGGCTGGTATCAAATTGCAGGTATAGCGGCTGTAAAAGCCCCTAACGCTATGGTTGTTGGCGCTGAAGTTTTCTCTTTAGCTGCAACTCCCGGCTCTGTAGATGATGCAGCCGTCAATGGTGAGCAAATTCTTAACGCTAAAGTTAGCACTACAACTGGTACTCCATCAAGCGGTTTGGCATTGATTCAAATCAATCGTCCTTTCCATCAAGGTCAAATAGTATAAAGTAGTAAAAGGGGGTAATAGCCATTACCCCCTAATTTTTTTTGAGGATTTAAAATGAGTGATGGAATTTCATACGTTGGCGATACCGGTGGCGATGCTTACTTAGATGTATCTTTTTATGTTGGTATTCATGAGAACCAAGAATACGACTTTATTAGGATAGGTGTTCCGGGTGATAAGTCTTTATCAATAGATACTATTGCTGAAGATACCCATAAAAGACGTTTTGCAAGACAATGGGAAGCCTATAAAGGGCTTAAAGATATAAAAGGCACTCCAATGGCCGAGTGGGTAGAAATAGCCGAAACATTGAGACACGAATTAGCATATCAAGGCTTTAGATTTATTGAACAAGTTGCAAGCGCACCTGATTCAGCTTTTGCTAGAATGATGGGCGGTATACAATTAAGAGTTAAAGCACAAGCCTTTTTAAATAGAGGTAAAGTTGATGCTGATGTTATAATCACTCAACAAAACGACCAAATAGCTGAACTTCAAGCTCAAATGAAACTTTTAATGGACTCTATGAAAGTAGAACCTGCTAAACGAACTCGTAAAAGCGTAGAAGAAGAACCTAAAACTTCATAGGATTTAAAATATGGCAACCCTTTTATCGAACGTACAAGATGTCTGTTTAGAATTAGGGTTGCCTGTCCCTACTGTCGTAGCTACTTCGACAGACCCCCAAGTGCTACAAATATTAGCACTGATGAATAGAGCTGGCGATATCATATCAACTGATAGGGATTGGCAAACTCTAGCCGCAGAATACCGTTTTGAGACTGTATATTACCAATACACAGGTAATGTAACCGCAGACTCAACAACAATTACAAATTTAAGCTCAGTAATTGGTTTAACTACTGATTTTATGGCTTCAGGCACTGGTATCCAACAAGATAGTTTTTTAACTGCTGTAGGCTCTACAACTGCTGAAATGACTATTCCATCTACAGAAACTGCAACTGGAATCACTATTACTTTTGGGCAAGCTAGATACGCTATGCCTAGTGATTATGCACGAATAGTTGATAAGACTCAATATAACAAATCTAACCGTTGGTCTATTATAGGGCCTAAAGATGCTCAAGAGTGGCAATGGCTTAAAGCTAGTTATGTAACAACTGGCCCACGTATGCGTTTCCGCATGATGGGTGACAAGTTTACACTCTGGCCTGCACCTACAGCAACGCTTGTATTAGGTTTTGAATATGTCTCTAATGGCTGGGTTATAGCCGCTAACGGAACGTATAAAACTAAGTTTACTGCTGATACTGATACTAGCAGATTTACTGATAGGGTTCTAATTTTAGGTACTAAACTTAAGCTATTTGAAATTAGAGGCTTTGACACTACTGCGGTACTTCAGGATTATACTCGTGAGCTAGATAAATGGAAAGCTTCTGAATCAGGTGCTGATACATTATCACTTGCACCCCGCTATCCAAACATCCTACTTACACAATCGAACATACCGGATACGGGTTTTGGGAACTCTACAAGTTAGGTTATTGATTTAAGTATCAAGCCATGATATCATATAATCTCTTTTTATTTAATCGGAGATTATCATGGCAAGACCAGTTAACGGCATTACATTTTGGGATAGAGTTAACGTACATACTGAAGTACAAGTAAACGGATGTATTTTATTTAAAGGGAATTTAGATGATTGTGGATATGGAAGAATAACGAGAGACGGAAATTTAGTTAGGGTTCATAGAGAAGTTTGGAAGCTACATAACCCTAATCAAGAAATAACAGGGGTTATAATGCACTCATGTGATACCCCAAACTGTATTAATCCAGAACATCTGTCTCAAGGGACACAAGCTGAAAATGTAGCTGATATGAGAACTAAAGGCCGAGGTAGGTATTTAACTGGAAGCCAGCAGTCTCAAGCAAAGTTAGATGAAAATAAGGTGCTAATTATCAAGGATAAATTAGCGATAGGTGTTACTTGTGCAAGGTTAGCTAGAGATTTTGATGTTAGCGAATCTGCTATTCGCAATATTAAAATGGGAAGACGGTGGACACATGTTAAATAGGCCAAATAAATGCTAAAACCAAGAAGACAAAGGGCTAGTACGATCACAGTTACTGCACCTGTAGGTGGTTGGAACTCTCGTGATCCTTTAGCACAAATGAAGCCGTCTGATGCAGTAGTATTAGATAATTGGTTTTGTACGCCTACTGAACTTAGATCACGAAAAGGGTATTCTGATTGGGCTACTGGAATCCCCGGTTCAGTTCAAACATTAATAGATTACGATTCTTCTACCGGTACAGAACAACTATTTGCAGTTAGTAATAACGCAGGAACTTGCGCGATTTATAATGCAACAGCTCAAGGCGCTGTAGGCGCTGCTGTAGTTAGTGGATTAACTAACGCTAAATGGACTCATGCTCAATTTGCAACTTCAGGTGGGTCATTCCTTCTAGCTGTTAATGGACTTGATAATCTGCGAATTTATGACGGTACTACATGGTATGCAGTTACCGCAGTATCTTCACCGTATGCTATTACGGGTGTCGCAACTACGCTTTTATCAGATGTTCATACTCATAAAAGACGTAACTGGTTTATTCAGAAAGAGTCTCTTAAATGCTGGTATTTAGCTACTGATGCAATTTCAGGTGCAGCGGCAGTATTTGACTTTGGCCCTATCTTTGAACAAGGAGGGTCTATATCTCAAATAACAACTTGGTCGTTAGATGCTGGTTACGGAATGGATGACTATTTTGTAGTTATCACTTCAGCAGGTCAAGTAGCTGTATATAAAGGTGTTGACCCTGCTGATCCTAATAACTGGTCATTAGTAGGTGTTTATCTTGTAGGTTCACCTGTAGGGGAGCGTAGCACTTGCAAATATGGTGGTGATGTATTATTGCTTAATAAAGATGGATTAATCCCTTTATCTAAAGCCTTAATGTCTAGCCGTGTCAGCACCCATTTAATGATTACTGATAAGATTCAGAATCAATTAGCGCAAGATACGACTACTTATGCAAGTAATTATGGGTGGGATGTAACATTATACCCTCCTCAAAATATGCTTTTAGTTAATGTCCCGATTAGCGCAACTGAATCATATCAGTACGTTATGAACACCATTTCTGGTGGTTGGGCTAGATGGACTAACATACCCGCACAGTGTTGGTATTTTGCTAATGAGAATCTTTATTTTGGTACAGCAGGAAAAGTCTGTAAAGCTTGGGATACTCAAGCTGATAATGGCGCAGCTATCGTAACCGATCTGCTCCCTGCATTTAGCTCATTTGGGTCTTCAAGTAGAGTAAAACGCTTTACTATGGCTTTAATCTCTATGGGATATACAAATCCTTTTGGATTTTCAGCCCAAATGAACCTTGATTTTGACCAATCATCTACGCCTGTAATACCTACAACT